TCGCCTATCCAGTTGAATACTGGTTTGACGATGTTATCCCACAACCAGGAAAACGCGGGGCCTAGCACGTCTTTCAGAACGTGATAGATAGCGTCAAAAATAACGCGAATAATGTTCCACGCAATCTCAATTACAATACGAATACCGTTGAACGCCGGGCTAACAATCTCATTCCAGAGCCATGTAAACACGGGGCCTACAATGTTCTGCAACACCCAAACGATAGCGTCGAATATCGGCTTGACAACGTTATTCCAAACGAAGCCAATAACCGCGCTAATGCCTTGCCACGCCGGGGCTATAATATTCTGCCACAGCCACACAAAGACCGGCGCAAGAATATCAGTGATGAATGCCCAAATTCCTTGAAACATGGGTTGCAGAATCGTAGTCCATGCCCAGGTAACGACATTCACGATACCCTGCCAGACCGGCGTGATAATCGTCTGCCACAACCACATAAAGACAGGTGCGAGCAGATGCGTAACCACGTCATTTATGGCGGTGAAGATGGGCTGAATAATATTCTCCCATGCCCATTGAATCGCCGTCTGAATACCCTGCCAGGCGGGAATCATGACGTTTTGCCACAGCCACATCATGCCAGCTTGGATAGCTTGAATGCCCTGGTCAATAACGGGTTGAGCGTAAGTCTGCCACCACGTGACAAACGCGTTTACCGCATCTAGGATAGCTTGCCAGACAATACCGGCGACTATCTGAATACCGGTAAATGCGGTATTCACCAAATCACGGAACCAACCAATGTTATTGTACGCGAGGATAAGCCCGCCGACTAAAACGGCGATACCGGCAACGATAGCGTAGATAGGCCATAGCGCGGCCCATTCTGCGGCGGTCAAACCCCAGAACGTCGCCTCTGCAACACCGTTCGCTACGGCCATAGCGGCCATAATGCCGTTATAAGCGGCAACAGCGATATTATATGCGCCAAACGCGGCGGCGGCTACGCCAATGCCTATAGCGAATGGTCCCCACCACTGAATCGTATTCCGTAGGAAATCAGCAACGTTAGCGATACTAGTAGCGAATGAATCGAAGAGTGGTAGCCCTTGTGTAGAGAGCCATTCCGCAACCATACCCGCCGCTGGCAGGAACCGTTCGCCGATTTGAGCTGAAAGGTCTTTCCATTGCGCCGCAAGAACCTGTGTTTTATGCTGGTAGGTATCTTGCTCTCGATAGAAGTTGCCTTGCGCATCTGCTGACTGTTTGAACAGCAGAGATTGAACGATTAGTTGTTTCTGTTGAGTGTCGAAAGACCCGCCGGTTTTCTGGATGCCGAGGCGTAAGCCTTCCTGAGTAAGCATAGCGTCATTGAGTGAAATACCGTAACGCTCAATCGGGTCCATCTCACCGCGTAGCGCGGCGGAAATCGCTTCAATCGCATCCGCCGTGGTGCCACCATACATAGACGCTAAGTCAGCACCTAAGGTAATCAGCTTGTTAGTCTTGTCTCCGAGCTGTTCCATAGGCGTACCGGCGTTTTTGAGCATAGACCCTAGAACGCTTGCGAACTGGTTATACTCATTCTTCGATATACCTACAGACGTTGAAGCCGTGGCGGCCCATTGGTGCATCTGAGCGGCGGATTCTTTGAAGACCGCATCAACCGCCCCAACAGACTGTTCAAGGTCGCCCGCTTCCTGAACGAAGTTCTTATACAGCCCTGCTATCTGTTGAACGCCAACATATGCAAGCGCGCCGGTGATAGCGGCCTTGAATGCCCCTCCGAATCGAGTACCAGATTCGCGCCCGGCTTCCTCTGCTCCGCGAGAAGCACCAGAAAACGCCCCCTGGAAGTGGTTCGAGATGCGCTCTCGAATACCCCGGAACCCACCAGAGAACCGGCTAGATGCCGCCGCGCCCTCTGCACCTGCTGTTTCCGAAGTTCCACGGAAAGCGCCGGTGAGCGAATGCCAGATGCGAGAAGCCCCGGAACTGAAAGACCCTACCATGTTAGACGCGGTATTTCGCGCGCCGGTCGCTACCGTGCTAAACGCATCTGAAAACCGTCCACGGAAAAGGTTCGACGCAACATCACCCACACCGCTAAAAGCACTACGGGTAACGCTCGCGGTTCGAGTCGCGCCGGTAGCTACACCGTCATAAGCGCTACGCGCTAGGTTACCGAACCGGGTAAACACGCCGCCCGCGTTACCCGTCTCAGCAACCATACGGCGAACGGTTGAGACGGCGTTATTCGCCGGGGCGAATAGGGCGTTGTTAGCGCTCTGTGTCGCCGCGTTGAGGTTCGCCTGTGCAGATTTGAGCGCTTCGTTATGCGCGATGATCTGCGAGACCCCGCGCCGGGAAACCTCAGTATAGCGGGCGCGCGCCGTAGTTAGGCGGTCTTGTGCCGCAAGTACCTGAGACTCTGTAGCGTTGTCTTTCTGCTTGACCTCAAAGAGGCGTGCCTCTGCTATCTCAACACGCCGAGCGGCGGCGGCGCGGTCACGTGAAGCCTTATCCGTTGCTGCTGCGAGCTTCTTTTGAGAAGCCTCTACCTTTTCATGAAGCCCAGTAATATCCGCCTCAGGTTTACGCGATGCGATACCTTGGCGGATATTATCGCCGATGTTACGCCCGGTGGCGGACGCGTACCGTTCACTAGCTCGCAATTCCGAAGCTATCTGTTTCGATAGCCCGCGCGTTTCCGCCGCAAGCGTGATATAGGCGGTAGCTAGTTCAAAGGTAGCACCCACAATACACCCTCTCTCAAGTTATCGAGTCAAAACGGACGCAAAATCAACGCCGGTATGATCATTGACGATAGCCGCTGCTACGCGTGCATCCTCTGCCTTACCTACGGTCTTCTTTTCCACAACATCCCGTTCATCATAGGGACGGCGTATCCGTTGCGGGAAATCAGAACGTTTAGCACCTGATGCGTTGCCGCGCTGTACATTGCCTGTAGCTAAAAGCTCAACGATAGTAACCAATTCGTCATAGCCGGGGACACCCCAAATCCAGGTCTTAGGGTTCAAGGCGCGCTGTATCGGCCCCCAAGGCGGCGCACACGTGAGAACCGAAATAACTTCATCCCACGTGTGCGTATCACCGATGTTATGCCATTGGATACCCGCGGGTGCCAGCTCAGCTATAACCGCCTCTGTGTGCTGGTTATATAGCTCAACTGTGGCTATGATTTTGGGAGTGTAGCCAACTGCCCGTCGCTCCAAGCGTCAATAAATTCGCGCGTTTCTTCACCATCCAAGGCGGCGAAAGCGTCAATCTCTTCTTCGGACACGCCCACGTTACGAAGCCATTCGTAGAACACTTTGAACTGCCCTGCATCTAGCGCCATTGCCAATTTCTGACTCATGTGCTTCACAGCGGGGAAGGTAAATTCCTCTTCGTAAATCGGTGTCTCGAACGTTACCATTTCGTAACGCTTCTGCGATTTACGGGTAAAAGTCTTCTTTGCTTTGGCTTTCTGTGCCATTGTTCGGCTCCTTATCTTCGTTATGGTTATCGGCTCTAAGAGGGGATACCCACCCCGGCGTGAGAGCCGAAAACGCGCCGGGGTGGTGTTGAGCTAGACGCTATTAAACGCCTAGAGCCTGTTTAGTTTCTGCCAGCTTTTCGGGCAAAACTGTGTCTTGGTACTCATAAGCGTTGTTATCCGAGCTATCAGGCAGAGCCTCAATAGTCACTTCGTAGCTAATAACGCTAGAGTGGGTGAACTTAACATCACCGGAAACGGAAATCTGACCGATGGGAATAACTTCACGAATGAAGGTGTTTTCGTCCAGCATCTCCAAGGTGTAGGAAGCGCGCGGCGCTGGCTTAGCGTTGATCTTCACCGCTACCTTACCATTGTGCTTTCCAGCCTCAGGTTCAGTGATGGTTACGTTCTCTTCACCCACAATAGACTTGAGGGTGGTAGCCGATGCGCTCTCCATGTACGAGAACTTGTAGCTAACAGAGAAGTCAGAACGGACAACCTTCACGACTTGTCCGCCCCATGCCTTAATCTTGTCGTCCGATGCGTCGGTAGTACGGGTAACGCCGTCCTCAGAGATGAAGCCCTGAGGAACGAAAGCCGCGTTTAGCTTAGTAGTTGCATCCGTAGGAAGCGGCGTACCGATAGGCGCGCGTGTCACCCCGCCGGTTGCCTTGAGTGGTTTACCGGTGAGAATCGCGGCAACACCCGAAAGAGAATCTGCCATGCTAGGCACTCCTAACTATTTTGTGTGGACGGGCGAAACCACGCCCGGTAAGTAAATTCATACGCTGGAATCCGCCTATCGGCTTCGGGACTCCATTTAGGGAAATCGTTGTTATCTTGAGGAACAACCGATGTATCGCGCCCGTGCCACTCACGCATGATCGAAAACACTTGACGCGCTAACGTCTCTGCGTTTTCGCGGGTATCGGCGCGAACGTCTAAATGAAGCGAAGCCTCTAGAAAAGAGCCTTGGTATAGCACCCGCGAACCAACGTCCTTGATAATGACGCAAGGCTTACGATAGTCGTAAGAGTCCGAATCAGGTTCATCAAGAAACACGGGCGCGCCGGTGTGCTTCACCAAGTAGCTACGCGCGGTAACGGTAGGGTCTTGAAAATCCATCACGCGCCCTTTCTGATATTCTTCAACAGCGTTTGCCGCTTTCGATTATCATAGGCGGCATGACCGATAGCCATAACGGAGACCGCACCACGTGGCTTTTCCAACACAAGGTCGGTAACGATGTACCCCTTCACACGCCCGCCCTGTGAAGATGCATCCGCTATCTTTTGAGCGCGGGCTTCGAGGTTTGCACGTACAGCGGGGGACTCGCGCAACTGGCGTAAGGCTTCTTTATTAAATTTTATTTTCATGGTGTGTCCTTAGCCACGGCGAACCTTTAGCTTGACCTCTGTACGGAATGCGTCGCCTGTGAAGGCGTTAGTGATGCCCCAACCAACGCCCTCAGGAACACATTCAACCCCAACACCGAGCCGGGGGTGCGTAATTGTGAACTTGTCCTCCGTTGCCACCGCATAAGACGGTGGGAGGTAAAGTGTCACGTCTGCATTAGGACGAACCGTAATGCCGTCTTGCGACAACTCAGTGGAAGGAACATCCAGGATGAAGTCTTCAACCTGCACCGGCTCGCGCCATGCACGGGTCGGTTTACCGTATCGGTCTGTTTCGCCCGTTTTCGCCTTGTGGTATACCACGGACGGCGCGGGCTGTGCAGAGCCGGGGAAAACTACAGACTTCATAGTGGTTGCTCCTTCAAACGGTAGTGACTCAAGGCTTCCTTCTCGCTATCCGAGAGCGAGAAGCCCAAAATGCTACCGTTCTTCGTTGCGTACCCTACCGACTGCGTACCTGCACGTTGATACGCCAACGGCGCGGCTGGTAACGCGGCTAACCGAGCCTTCACACGTTCAAGCACAAACGAAAGTTCAGGTGCTTGCGGAAACCCGTGTTTGAACTCGATCGTAACCGAACGGTCGCCCGCCGGGGGTGCGTATGATGGGTTGAAAGTTACCCACCCATCCTGCGAAAAAGTCCAGTCGTACAGGTCTTTTCCGTCCACAGAAACGCGCTGCACCTCAACGAGGTTCAGAGTCGGTATGAAAAGCCGCCCTGAACCGTCGTAATCGAACTTGCGTGCTTCGTTCACCTCAGGGGCAACGTGCCAGCCGCAATAAGCGCGAATCATGGACGTAATCGCTTCCTCTACGTTTGTAGATGCTGGAATGGGTGGGTAGTTCAACGTTATTCCTCAGTCTCAACCCCCGAGCCGGTGGTATCCGGTTCTGAGGGTGTTTCACGTGAAACATTCTTACGTGTTCCACGTGAAACTTTCTTCTTTTGGGAAGGTGCCTTGTCGTTTACCACAGGTTCCGCCCCGATATTCTCTGCTGTGTCGGGGTGAAGCTGAACGTGGTACTCAAGGCCGTGATGCTCAACCTTGTAGTGTTTCACGGTTTAGCTCCCTAGGGTCAGCTTCACGAAAGCGTCAGGGCGACGAACCGCAAGAGCAAGACGTTCCTCAGCAAGAATAGTGAACTGGTTCTTAGTGAAGTCGTTACCATCTGCGTTAGAAGTCTCAACGCGAATACCGCCCTTGCGGTACACGGTTGCAGCGGCCTTACCCGCACCGATAAGCACGGTACCAGCGGCAATAGCAGTGGTCTGGATCGTGTTCAGACCCCACAGCGGCGGGTCTTGCAGAACGCCACCAACGCCATATTGTCCCTGGAAGGGGCCACCCGCGATGTACTGCCCGTTGCCGTCCTTCAACAGGCGGAACTTCTCATAGTCAGCAGGGTTGATAACAATGCCGTCTGCACGCAAGCCGGTCTTGGTGTATACCGAGTTCATAGCTTCGTACACTGCATCCAAGTTACCCGCTGCGTTAGCAGAGGTCTTGACCTGCAAGCCCTCACGGTTCAGAATACCCTTGATATTGGTACCCGCGCCATCACCGGAAAGAAGCTGCTGCTCCTCCGAGATCAGCAACTGCAAAAGCAGACGGTTGTTAATCTCAGAGACCAAGAAGGAAGCATCTTCTGCCATCTCCATAGAGAGCTTAATCCAGCCCGCAATCTTCTTTAGGTTTTCGGTAACCTCAGTGTACCCGGGCGGTGTCATGCCGGGTTTGTCTGCACCCTCAGCAACGGTAGCAAAATCTCCGTTAGTGCTCTTATCCCAAACCTTTTCAACAAAGTACACAATAGCGTTAGATGCGATGGTGCCTTCACCGAGCCATGCGGCGATAGTAGGGCGCTGGGTGTAGGCGGTAACGATATTGCGGTCAATATCGGGGGTAATAAGATGCCCGGCGGTAGCCTGTAGGTTATCCAGCTTGATAACATCACCGGCGGCCTTCGATCCGGTGTATTCGGGAAGGTCAAACGGGTCTACGCGGTTGCCAGCCTTGAAGCGGCGGGTAATGCCCGCACTCTTAGCACCCTGCACAAAGTACTCACCGAGCGAGCGAGCCTGTACCGGCTCTTCTTCACGTACAGCGACTTCGCGGGAACCGAGGGACTTCATGAGTGCCTCTGCTTCCTCTGCTCGCTTGAAACGGTCGGAAAGCTCAGCCGCCTGAGTCTTGAGGGTATCCATTTCGGACTTCTCTTCTTCGGTCAGCACTTCACCCTTGCGCACTTTCTCGATAAGCGCGCCGGTCTTGCTCATAATTTCGTCTCGCTGTTCAGTCAAGTTCACGAGATTACCTCCATGATGGATAGTCGAATGTTGGTTAGCTCAACCTCAGTAGCTAGTGCGAGAACACGCGAATTGACCTGCTTGGGTTCCTCTTCGTTGTGAATTTCTTCATCCTCCGAATTGACCGGTTCCGGTTCCTCTTCACTACCGCTTTCGCTATCTAGAGGCTTCTCTTCGTTTTCCTCAGTATCGTCAGAGGGGCGTTCCCGCTTAGGGCGGTCCGCCTTCACGTCCAAAATCTCTGCTTCCTGATTAGCTGCAACAGGAACGACAGAGACTTCAAAAAGTTTCAATTTTTGCAGGTACCACACGCCGGTATCTTTATCTGGGGTTGCTTGCTCAACAATGTACGTAATCGACATTTGTCGAACAAGCCCGCGCTGCAACATGCGGTACGCTTTGGCTCCAACGTCCGAATCAAGGTCTAGCTGCACTCGAACAAACAACCCGTGCTCATCTTCGCGGGCTTCCAGAGTCCATCCGATGCACATTCGCGGGTCATCTAGAACGTGGTTCCAATAGCACGGAATGTTCTCACCGTTTGGGCCATACGACTGTAGCGTTTCAGCAAACGCGCCGGGGACAACAACGTCATTCGCTAAATCTACGTTGTTGAAAACGGACGCATAGCCGGTGAAAACACCTGTTTCGGTGGTGGTGTTCACGTCCACCACAAGAGATTTATGTTTCACGTGAAACATCACCACTTTCTAACACTTTTTCGCTCAACCCGGCGGCTGTTGTCGATAAATCAGACGCTTTTTCCGCCAATTCAGGGAAATCCGCCAAATCTTGTTTCAACTCGCGGGCTAAACGCTGCCGAACCTCTGGCTTATCGCCTTTTGCCGCGATAACACGCCGGGCGCGGTCGCCGTGAGCGTCAATAATCGACTTAGCCGCCTCCGGTATGTCGTTTTCCAATGTTTCACGTGAAACATTGTCCGCCGCATCTTCTCCGTTATCTGTTTCACGTGAAACATTCTCTGTTGCGAGGTTCAACGGCATAATCAAGTCGTCGCCGCCGTCAATCGACGGCAAATTGTTCATACGACGTATTTCGTTCCTAGTCATATACGGCGCACCTACGGCGGCAGAGGCTACGGCGGCCTGTTCCTCAAACGAACCGCGTAACTTCTCTTCGATATTGAACTCTAGAAGGTGCTCCGACGGGTCTAAACCGAGCATAGGCACTAAGAACGTGTTGAGGCGCTGCTCAATCATGCGAATTTGCGGACCTAGCGTGTTCGTATACAGCGATTTACTGAACTCTTTAGCGTTCGAGTAGTTCGCATTATCCAGAACACCCACCATAACCGGGTTTACCTGGAACACCTGGGCAACCGTAACCAAAGAGAACTTTACCGACTCTGCCCATTCAGCA